ACGCAAGTAAATGTTTCCTCGTGTGAAGATGGCAACGAAATCTCGGCACACATATTTGAAGCATATACCCACATGCCCTTGTCTTTATAGACTTGGGGACGACCATCGTTTACGTTATCTGAGAATAGGATATAAGGATAACCAATTTCAGAACGGCGCTGCAATACCTTAGCCCACAAACGACGCTTCTCAGGATCGCCTGCTTTCATCTCATCAATGAACTTGTTACTAACCGTTATACCTGTTGTAAGGCCTTGGATAGGGTTGCCTTCTGTACCAATGTCTAAGAACTCATCAGCATCTGCATGTTCAATATCTTGATATGCTGCAAAAAAACCACGACGCACTGAACCTTGAGATACAACTGATGCCAAAGTATCGTACATTTGCATAAAGTGTACTGAACCTGAGGACTCACCTGAATCGCGAATATGAGCACCACGATGACGGACAGCACCAAAATAACCCGATGTACCACCGCCGTTTTTCATCAGCATACCGTTTTCAGCATGCCCAAACAAAATAGCTTCCATGCTATCATCGATGTACGATCCAAAACATGAAACTGGTAGTCCACGCGATTTACCGTAATTAGCCCAAATAGGTGATGCTAATGAGTAAAAGCCACGACTCATATAGTCATAGAACTTATTAGCAAAGCCATCATATTTAGCTTTAGCAGTTTTAGTCTTTGCCATATCTTTAAGGTACCATTCAGCCTTATCAGCAATAACACGGATGCGGTCTTGTGGCTTTTCTTTTTCTTCTAGATAACCGCGTGACAAGAATGTCTTTGAGTCGTCATTTAGCCAATAGAATTTTTTATATTTTCTTGTCATATTTTCCTCTTTAGTGTGGTTTGTTTAATTGTGGGCACTGCCATTAGTATTATAATATCATTATTGTTGCTAAATGTCAATATTAATCTTCAAAACAGGTCGTCCTCCGTGAAAGCTTTTGTTTTCTTTGAATAAGCGGTCGAGCGCTTGACGAAGAAATCTACGTTCTTAGTAGATAAAATTTCTTCAACAAACCAATCAGTACTTCGAACTGCCTCTTCATCTACCTCATATAGAGGCTTCATATCAATAGCTTTTAACGATTGATTAAAACGATGCTTTAGGAATTCTTTTACTGTTGCTTTAGGTAAGAAGTCTAGATCGTGGTCAGCGTAAATCCAATCTACAATTGCTGACTCTGCTTTAAACGCATCACGACATAGGCGGTTAACTTCTGCATTGCTGTCCTTGTCAAACCAATCTGGGTTTTCTTCACGAATAATATTCACAAGTTCAAACCCGAAACGAGCGTGAATATCTTCTTCTTTTGATGTTGCTTCAACCGCGTTTGAAATGCCTTTGAGAACATTTCTATGTTTGTTGAATGCCATCATAATTAGAAACTGAGAGAACAAAGAAACGTTTTCAACAAACATAGAGAATAGAATAATTTTGTGGAAATAGTCTTTGTTATCTACTGGAGAACCAATCGATTGCTCAAGGTACGCAATGCGTTTTTTCATAGCTGGTACTTCAACTACTTTTTCAAACTCTTCATTGAGACCCATGATTTCAATAAGGTTTGAATAAGCATCTGCATGACGTACTTCAGATTCACCAAAAGTAATACCAACCGCTGCGACTTCTGGTTTAGGGAAACGATCGCCAATTTTAGACCAGAATGTTTTAACCGCAACTTCGATCTGCGAAATAGCAAGCATTGCTTTTTTTACAATTTCAACTTCGGCCGGATGCATCTTGACTTTCATATCCTGAATATCAGAAGAATAATTAAACTCTGTATGAACCCAATATGAATGTCGAATTGCGTCTGTGTACTCAACTAATTGCGGGTATTCGTATGGTTTTAGGGCGGCGCGTTTGCGAAAAATGTCTGGTTTGTTGTTGAAACGAAATAGAATATATTCCCGAGCTAAATCGTGAAGGCCCATATCCATGACTACATTTTCCACTGTCTTATGAATAGTGTCTACATTTACAATAACATCATCTGTATCTAGGTTAATAGTATCAACAACATCCGCAGTGATTTCGTTTGATAATGTTTTACTCCTAATCCCGATACTTTTCATAGCCTTTTCAACAGCCTGAGTAATTTTATCTTTATCAAAATCTTTAGTTGTACCATCGCGTTTAGTAACATAGTTAACTCTTTTTACAAATTCTGAAGAAGCAGCTTGCAACATATTTAATACCTTTTAATTGAGTAAAGTAACCGTATCCCGCAATACGGTTTTTATTTTTTTTTATTATTTTGAGAATTACAGACGAAAGTTTGTCGACGTGTTATATTTATTATCATTGCTAGTAAAACATGTGAAATGTTTCACCTTTTTTTTAATTATTTTACACAGCCATTGCCATTTTAATTTCTGGGTGATGTTGATAATTGTTTAAAGTAAACATAGTGGAATCTTCCATTTTAAACCCGTTGGAAAGGCGGTCGATTAAATTAAATGAATTATCTATTTTTAAGGTTGGCAAAGGATAAGGATCTCTTTCTAATACTTCTGTAAGATCGTATATATGATTGTTGTATATATGAGCGTCTCCGATAGTATGAACATAGGTTCCAACTTCAAGATTACACTCTCTTGCAATTATATGTGTAAGCAGCGCATAAGATGCTATATTAAATGGTACACCCAAACCAACATCAGCAGATCGTTGATACATTTGGGAATGCAATTTCCCATTCCGAACTGCAAATTGAGACATAACATGGCACGGTGGCAAAGCCATTTGATGTAATTGATCGGGGTTCCACGCTGACAGAATAAGCCGCCTCGAGTCTGGGTTGGACTTAATCTCATCAATCAACCATTGGATTTGATCTGTTCCCGATTTTCCAAAACCTTGACCGCGAAATTCGCGCCATTGAAAGCCATAAACTGGGCCAAGGCCTTTGTACAGATCTTGATTTTCGTAACCAAGATCTTTACCTTGTTTGTCAGCGTTAGCAGTCCAGATAGTATTCCGGCCAATAAGCTCTTCTCGTGGTTTATTAAACGTGAGTTCAGCTAATCGACGTTCATCCGTGCTACCTTCGAGAAACCAAAGCAATTCACCAACTACAGATTTCCATGCAAGTTTTTTTACTGTTACAGCGGGAAACCCATCAGCAAGATTAAACTTCATTTGATAACCAAAAATAGAACGAGTACCTACGCCAGTTCTGTCACTCACGTTTTCACCGTTTGTAATAATATCATTAATTAACTTTTTATATTGATACATTATATTTTCTTCCACTTATCTATATACACGTCGCCTTCGAGTTGACTACTATAAAGTTCAAACGTCAATTCAATTAATGTTCTGGGCAGAAATGTGTCACAGTCATACGTTCCACTAATGCGGCTGAACCAAAACTCATCAATGATAGGTAAGCTGTTTTCAATTAGGTGACAACCACCAATAATCCACGTGTTGTCGTTTTTACTAAGAAGGTCCATCCTTGATTTGTAAATATCAGAACGAACTATTTCAATGTTTTTTTGCTGTTTCATAGTATTAGAAACTACAATATTTTTTCTGTTTGGTAAAGGCTTGAGTGGCAAGCTTTCCCAGGTTCGGCGGCCCATGACAACAGTTCCGTTCAATGTCATTTCTTTAAACCACTTTAAGTCTGCTGGATTGTTGGGCCAAGGTAATCCGCCGTCTTTTCCCATGCCCCACGCGTCATCGCATGCTAATATTGCTTTAATCATACTTTTCTCCACGCCATTAATTTTAAATTAGCTTCCAGACTATTATATGTATTAGCACGGATAATTTCTTCAACGTTATTTACACCAGCTAACACCATTTCGTTAATATCCTTCGCAGGAATATCTGACGGCCAAATGCATATTTTATGGCCTGATCGAATTATCTTTTCCATTCTTTTATGAATTTCGCGATTGCGAGGTTCAGCATCAAACACAAAAACACTATTGTTAACATTGTGTAATGCAGCCGTACTTCCTTCTGCACCAGCCATCGCAACAGCATTTGAAAGGAACATACTATCGAGTGCGCCTTCAACTACGTAATACTTTTTATTAAAGTCAACTTTATCTAATCCAAAGATCTTTGGGCGGTCATCAAACATTATTGTAATATAGCGGATACCATTTGGATCAAATCCTCGCGCTGAAACGCCAAACACTTTACCCTTCTTATCTATGAAAGGTATTACTAATCTCGGTTCATCTTTACCAACATTTTCAAATTTACCTGGTACAATACTATTAACCCAAGCTTTGAACTTCTGCGCATAAAACATGCGATAGTGATGTTCTGGGGGAATTCCCCTTTTCATTATATATTTTTTAAGAGGATGATCTACTTTTAATTGACTTATCTTTTTAAGTGTTTTAAGAGGATTTTTATTGAATACCGGTGTTTCGAATTTTGTCTTTTCTAATGTTGTTTTTTCAGGTGGTTTTGTTTCACTTACTTTTTTAACAAACTTCTCAGATATATAATCGTTATATGCTAGATTGTCGATGCTCTTAAGAAAAAAAGAAAAAGACTGGCTAGCTCCACAGTTATGGCAGTAAAAATGAAAAGAGTTATCTTTTTCTAATAGCCATCCGCGAGCCTTCGTTCGTGATGTTTGAGAATCACCACAAGCCGGACACCTAAAATTTATTTTATATGGGTTTGTAGATCGGACACGAAATCGCTCCAATCTATTCGATAGCATGGTTGCATAATGAAGATCGACATAATCTACCATTTAGTCTCACAGTTCAGTTTATGGTTATTATCTAGTATACTATCATTATAATACTATACTAGGAAAATGTCAACTAAAAAATGACATAATAGCGTCTGATTTTGTTAAAATAAACACAAGTGCAGCTGAGACTCCGAGAATCCACCATCTCCAATTTTCCAATGCGCGAATTCTGCTATCTTGGACCTCTAATTTTTTATTAAGAGAGCTACTCATTTTTTGTAATGTGTCTAAAATTTCTTTATGACGGCGCTCTCTTTGTTTTTGAGCGTCTTCTTTCATCTCATTTAGAGATTTATTTAAATCTTTTCTGAATATTAATTCTTCTTCTGCGTGTTTTACGTAATTGTCTTCTAAAGTCTTAATCCGCCTTTCGGTATTTTCAAGAATAGTGTCTTGAACGGCTGATATTTTATGAAGTTTAGACATAGTATCCACTGCCGAATCTATTTTGTTAAACATACGCTCTATTTGTTTTATATCTTTTTTTATAAGAGCAACTTCAGTTCTTAAAAGATTTGTTATTTCTGTATCTGGCACTAATTTCTATCGCTCCTGCGTTTACGACCGGAAATGTGCCGGGAAATATTTTTTAATTATTTTTTCAAAGCTTCTTCATAATATACAATTATAGCTTTTTGTTCATTTATATAGCGGCGCATCTCTGCTATGCCAACTGCAAGATTTTCATATCCCTTAGCACCAACCGCAAACACAACAAAATTGCCGGTCTTAGTTTTAACCTCGGCCATTTTGGCATCAATATTATCTTCAGTAATAACCATCCATTCTACTGGCGGAAACTCGACCGATGGTGGTCTTGACTGAATGGGTACGTTTTGTTTCTGGTACTTAGTTTGAGTTACTATTTGCGGTTCCGGAGTTCTCCCCAGGCAACCCGTCAGTATCGTCAACGGTATCGCTAGGAGGAGAAGTTTCCTCGGTAATGTCATTGATGAGTTTGTTAACTGCACGTTGAACCCTTTCTTCTAAGTTTACAGGATCCTGTAAAGCTTCCATAGTTAAATCAATACGGGCAAATTTACTACGTAAAGTGTTTAAATACTTGCTCGATTCTGCTAGCTGAGTTGTAAGGTTTTGATTCAGCGTTTCATTACGTTCTGCATCTGCAGCCATAGTATCTACGGTATTTTGTAGAGTCTCAGCTGCAGACACTAGTTTAACGTTGTTTTCACGAAGAGTTGAAATGGTTTTTTCAGACCATTCATAATAACTTTTAACACCATAACCGACACCGCCAAGGATACCAATTACGATAACTAAAAGATATAATTTTGCCATAGCTTAGTCTTCATCTTCGTCGTCATCTTCGCCATCTTCGTCAGAATCATCTTCATCATCAGATTCCATTTTAGCTTTTTTCTTACCGTAACCTTCGTCTACAGTGTCTTCGTCAGAATTCATTTCTTCAAGTTCTTCTGCGTCTACGTCAGCTGATTCCATTTTTGCTTGAATTGCAGCTGCAACACGATTACGCATTTCTTCCTCTAGTGATTCTTTCATTCCAAGAGGATTTTTATTAACTGAGTGTTGTATAATATCTCTTATTGACATTTTATGAGTCCTTTTTCTTATTTCTGGGTTAGTTTAAAACTTAGTTCTGTTGGAGTTTTTCACTTATAGACTATTTATCTATTTAAACATTTTTGCTTGTGTGTTTGGTCCAACTATACCGTCTGGAGTTAATTCATTTGCGCGTTGCCATTTTTTTACAACACCCAATGTTCCAAATCCAAAATCGCCATCTGCGGCAACACCCAAGGCTTTTTGCATCCTTTTAACATCATCGCCTTTCATACCACGCCGAAGTGTTCTTGCTTTAGACGAGCTACTTGAACTTTTTTGTTGTGCTGGAATATCTGCCCCACCAAGAATACTTTTTGCTCTTGCATACCGTGATTTGCGGTCATCCAAACCTATCGTGCCACCATTAATACGCTTTGTCATCGCCACAATATCATCGTTATCTGCATAGCGATCGATTTTATTTGTAGCCCAGAACCAACATGCCGATTCAAGAGCACCTTTTTTAGTAGAAACATATTCGCTAGCTTCTTCTGCTGACATTCCAACTGATTTGCCGAAGGCAGTATAGTTGTTGCGACCAGTTAATTGTTTAATTCCTCTACCACGAAATCTCCATCCGTCGCCGTCTTTAGTGTTACCCATTTGTCCACGCTTAGAACGGAATTCATCTTGATAAACATAATTTGCGATTTTTTCAGGTTTGCGAGCGTAATCAGCCGCGTTTCTTTTACCCTTTCCAAAATACCTACCAAATACACCATTCAAAGCTTTTTCACTATAATTTAAGTTTTCTTCGAGCGCAGTAAAATCAGCTGATTCATGACCGCATTGCGCCATAAAACCAGCAACGCGTAATGGTGTTACTATATCATATTTTTCAAACATGTCAACAACATTTTCATACCATTCTTTTGGTTCTTTATTTCTTGGTATCATTGCGCTAAATTGTTCTAAAGTAATCATGTCTTATTCACTCCTATAATATCTCTTAATCTTTTTTTCTTAGATGATTTATTGCTGTTCGTCCATTTTTTCTGGGCAGCTTTTGACATATGCCCGCCGTCCATACCAGCAATACCACCGCCACCCACGTTATTGGCAGGAACTTCTTCTTCAATTTCTGGATATAGATCTACAGATTTTTTTAGTTTTTCTAAAATAATGTCATCAGACTCAATTAAATGGTTGACATTTTCTGAGAGCGTGTTATAATAGCTATATCTACTTAAAAATAATTCAAGCGATCGGTCAATACTTCTTTCAGTAATAGACTCATTAAGCATGCTTTTATCAGTAAAATGGTTCCATTCCTTGATTAACCAAAGAGCGGCCGCATAAGATGCAATTCTTGAAGAGCCACCAGGAATTTTTCCAAGAAGTTTTTTAAGTTTTAGCATCATAAGATCGTATTTACCAAAGGAATCTTTTTCAGATTTTAAATTTCTTTCTTTTTTTCCTTTAAGTATATTACCATCTTTGTCTATTACGCCGGATTCAAACGATGGCCATTTTTCAAATGGTGTAGCCAAGCGGCGGATAAATTGATAAACCAGAAATAGATCTAATACCATTTTATATTTTCCTTAATATTTCTTCTATATGTTCATCAGATTTAAAGTGCCGATTATGAATTTTTTCGTCATCATACTCTATAAATTCTGGCATAAAGTTTAAATATACTACGAACGGCTTTAGATAATCATGGTATTCTTCTAGCTTCATAAAAAGCATATTTGTTGTTTCTATTCCAAAACAATTATATAAAATAATCAGATGATTGAGAATCAACCTTTCTTTAAGTTCTCCGGTTTGCTTATACCTACCGAAAAGCTTTCTTAAGTACTGCAGTCTTTTTAAGTCTTCTTCAAACTCCGCAAAATCCGAACAGTGTGGATTTTCATAATATTTTGCAGCATAAAGAAGAAAGGTTGATTCTCCTAATTTCATAATTTAATTTCTACTTTCAATTATGCGTCAGCAGCAATTGAATCGTCGCCTGAACCAGTAACACCGAGATCGCCAGCGGCGCCCGCGGAAACTTTCATTGGTACTAAGCACTCAGCAAAGTGGCGGCCCCCTGATGTGTGATATACGTACCAACCTGGAGTTTTAAACCCCTTTGCTCGGTTAGCAGCAACTCCTGCTTCTGTTAAATCGATAAAAACTGCATTATCGCGGTCGTTCGATTTATTTGTATTTCCTGATGCGTCTTCTAACCATGTTGGTACTGAAGCTAACGCGTCTGTTTTTCCCCAAAGTGCCATTGTTTTTGTTCTCCTTGTTTGGGTTTAGTTTATTAACAATATTTATATAATAATAAGCTCTTAGAAAGAGCGCTTATTTTGCATTAGGTAGCTTACCTTTGTTGAGGCCATTTTTAGCTATATAGTCTCTAAAGGTTGGAGTAATTCCGCGCTTTGCAGCTTTAGCCCTTGCTTTATCTGTATCAAGCATATGCTTTGCATAACCCATTTTAGCCATTTTAGGATCTTGGGCTTTATGCTCAGCATCTCTTTGAGCTGCTTTTTTCTTACGAATATCACTAAAGTTTTTCATTTTAGCCATTTTATCTTTGGAAGTAAATTTACCGCCCATTACGCCTTTTGCTCTAGCATATTTTGCAGATGTACCTACAGCTTCACCAAGCTTGGATTCAACGTGATAACCTCTGCCGTCACAATGATCGCAGCCAGCACCATCACATTTAGGGCATTCGACGTTGCCTTCTTTATACGCTTTAAGCAAAGCTTTCCCAGAAGTCTCTTTCATATCAACAATGGATGCGCCCATATCACCAATCGCAAACGTTACATTACCAGTTGCTTTCTTACGTAAGAAGTATTTAACACCATTCGGATTATCTGCAGATTGAAGTGTAATCTTTTCTTGCTCAGACTTTTTGCCTTTTTGAACAATATTCTTAGCAGTTACTTTAAACGATTGATAATCAGCACCTTTTTTAACAGCGGAATTAAATTTAATTTGCACAGTAGAATTCTTCTTAAGATTGTTAAAAATCTTATTCATATCAGTTGCTTCATCAAGATTTGATTCTCTTATTGAAGCTTTGTACAATTCTAAACCTTTAGAATATGCTGGGTTCTTCATCATTTGCTTTGCTTCAGCACTAGCAGGATTTTGATGAGCCATGCGAACTGTTGGTTCGTCTAATTTATTGGCTTTCATATGCTTTTTATATGCATCAAACTTTTTAGAATCTACTGCTGGACCAAATCTGTTTCTCATCGGCGTGGTTATTTCATTAACAGATTCAGCAAGCTTCCAACCCTTTGCAAGATATTCTTTTTGTTTAGTCTTATCAATAACAATAGTTTTGCCGGCATTATCTACAACCATAACTTCAGTTTTAGGATTTTTTAACTGACGAGCTTCTGCAACTTGTTCTTTCATTGCTAATGTTTTAACAAACGCGTGAAACATATCATCAGCGCCTATCATATCATGAGCGGTTTGTCTAAAAATCTTATGCTCTCTACCACCGTGGTATTTTTTATATAACACGTCGAATTTCTTTTTCTGCGCATCAGTCATTGGCTTATCTCTAAGTGGCGTGCGTGTGCCGCGCGCTTCGTTAACTGTAAATTGCTTAAAACTTTTCATTTTATCCTACCGAGTTTAATTGTGCGTTATCTATATTTATAAAAAAGCGGTAGCTACTCTACCACTTTTCTTTGTCTGCCCAATATGCGCCAGACATTTTACCCTTTGCAATATTCTTTCCATGACGAGCTTTAAACGATTTACGTTTTGCTTTCATTTTATCTGACTCACCTTTTTTAGGATCGCCAGCAGTTGAAGCGCCCTGTTCTCCAAACCGAATAGTCTTAATTTTATCGCCGTCCTTAGCTACAACGATATGACTTTTCTTTGGATGTGACGGAGTTCTCTTAGCTTTATTATAACCATCCACGCCAGCTTTAGCTAATCGCGAATCTTTTTCTTCACAGAACGTTTTAAAGCTATCCATTACATTAAACCTTTTGTATCATGTACATTTGTACGGATTCAGTTGGGACGATTCCGCCTTTCCAAACCTTTGGTGCGATAAGAACACGCGGTCCTCTTAACTCTCTAACAACATATATAAGTTTAGCTTCAGCAGGTGAATCGGTGTATTGCTTTTTAAGACGAACTTCATCGCCAGCTTTAATACCAGTTCCTTCAGAAACCGTACTATTAGGAGTATCCTTTTTTAATCTAGCTAATAGACGAGGTGTACCTTCATCACCAGCTTTAGCTAATCGCGAATCCTTTTCTTCAATATAAGATTTAAAACTATACAATTTTCTTCCCCTTACTATCCCATTCGCCCAGTTTCATAATGTTTGCTTTAGCGTACGATTTAGAACCATATGTTTCGCCCCATTCCCAATCTTTCATACGCGTATTCCATTCAAACATTAACCATTCACCCTTATGTCTTATGTCGCCGGTTTTCATATTCGTATCGTAAAACTTCTCAATACGGAATTTACGAGTAGGAAAGGCAATCTCCATCTCGCCATCATTACCAACCTTTTTCCATTTAGGCAATTTAACAGCTTCGGCTATATGAATTTTAAAACTTTTCATATTAGTATTCCTTGATCTTCTTTTCAATAGCAGTCATAATCTTGTTATGGGTTTTACTTAAATACCTGTCTTTTCTAAGACGAGCTAATGCTAATCTTGTTTGGTCAGCGTATCGCTTTTGAAAGTCAGCAGGCCTTGTATCAATATCTTGTACATTAGCAAGACGATCGGCAAGCTTAACTACTAATGCCCAGCTTGACATCTTAGCCATTTTGCCAGCGATATACTCACCTTTACCAATAGCGTCTGATGCCGCTTTATCTGTAGTTAATTGCTGAACCATATCTGCTACCAATGCACCGAACTGTTTAACTAAGTCTGCATAAGTAGTATCAGTGTCTTCCAGTGTGTCGTGTAGATATGCTGCTTGGATCATTGCAGAAAGATTATTAGACTTTTTAAACTTCTTTACAAACCGAGCAACTTCTTTAGGGTGGTCAATATAATCTCCACCACTCTTCCTAGATTGACCAGAATGTGCTGCAGTTGCGACTCTTAAAGCTTTGAGCGCGTTTTCATTTAATGTTTCTTCGGCTAAGTATTTTTTAAAACTTTTCATTTCATTAATTTCTGTATCGTTGCTAATGCTTTTTTACCGTCTGGGTGTTTTGGATTAATACTTACTTCTTCACCGTTTACAAAGTCCGATATATTGGCGGACTTGCCAAGCGCATTTATAGCTTTGTGCAATGGATCTTTAGGATCAAATGTGGTTTCAAAGTTTGGTTTGCCACGAAGTTCAACCCAAGACTTTTCTTTTGTATCCCACATCTTAAGTACACCCATGTTCTTGTCACGGATATATTTAAGCTTAATGCCTTCAGAAATATATTGTTTAAAACTATCCACCAAACTCGTGTCCTGCAACGCGTTTCATTTGTTTGTTGAATTCTGCCTGGGAAGGTTTTTCTTTATACAATTTAATGGAAATCTCAGGTCGGTCTTTACCTTTAATTCTCCAATTCAAGCCCTTTTCTTTGTGCTCTGGTTTTGTAGTTTTGACTACTCTGCGCTTATAACCAGCTTCCCAAGTTTCAGATCCTTCGACAACGGGTTTAGTTACAAAATCTTTAAATCTAAGCATTTTTAGTTTCCACATTTTTGGTAGCGGTTTCACACTTGCCGCAACATTGTGGCGTACCGCAATGCTGGTGTTCATTTAATTTCGGGGCTGGTTCTTTAATCAATGTCATCATGTTTCACGGTATATACTTTACCGTCTCCTGTTCTTATTCTCGCACGTCCTGTATCTTTGTCTGTGCCGACAAATATTCCGGCGAGATTTTCTTCTTCATCTGTAATTAAAACGTGTTTAAACGTAACAGAGTCTCCACGACTTATATTAGAATTTAAAGAAGCTTCTTCAATTTCTTGTCCTGGCGTGCTTTTTTTATAGTTTTTAGTTAACTCGTCAGTTCCCCATTCTCTTTCGTCTGGAGAATCTTCGTTGTTTTTTTCAGCTTTATAACCGTATTTTTTAAGAAGTTGATTTCTTTTTAATAAATTTTTTGAACCCGATTTTACTTCACCATATTTTTTTATGTATTCCATTTCTAATTTACGTGGGCCGTGCTGAATATTTGTAAGTGTTGCTATTTGATTAGTTATATCTGCAAGATCTTCACCTTGTGAGACGTGTTTATGTATCTTATCAAGAAGTTTATCTAACATAGTTTGTTCGCTTAATCCAGAAATCTCATTTTCTTGGTTAGTTGTCAAACTAAAGTCTTCCTTTCTAACTTTATCAGCTAAGTCTTTATCTGCTTTTCCCCAGGTTCCTTTACCTTTGGTCGCAAACGAATTAACTCTAGCGAAACCCCATTGAGTTGGGTTTGTTCCGGGTCTATGGCCTGTTCTCCAGGCAGCGACTCCTCTATCAAAAACTGTTTTTAAAACACCATACGATATTCCAGTCTTTTCTGATTTTTTCTTTAATGCTACTTTTGGATCTGCTTCCATTAAAACGTCAAACTCTTCAGACATGATAAACTCACCCATATCAGAAACAAGTTTTGAAATATCCTCAGCAAAATCTTTGTGATTTTCGTTTACTTGGTGTTGTTCTTTTGGTTTAAACATTCTAAAGCGCTTATCAAACTTAACAGAACCATTTTTTTCCAAGGCCATATGTGGTCTTTTTTTAACTTTAGTATCGCCAAGACACGCTTCACCGAACATGTCTTTAAATTTCTTTGTGTGTACAGAAGGCTTTGTTTTAGCTTCCTTATCTCCAGGTGCGGGTTTATATGCGTCTGGGTTATCGTCATCCATTTTACCGTACTTTGCAAAATGGCGAGCTCTATCATCCTTCTTATCTTTTTCTACGCCTTTATAATAACTTTTTGGCTGAGATCCAGGCATGTCCTTTACATCAGGATCCTGCGACTTTTCAGATCTTGATTCCATAAACAAGTCAAACATGTTATTAATTTCGTAAATGTCTTCTTTCTTTTGCGGATTTAAAACACTTGCAAGACGCTCTTTTTCAGCGGTTCGGACTTTTGGTAACAGTCGAGTTGCAATACGATCTATTGTTTTACCTGGAATTTTTTGTAATCTTTTGTCCAAAGTAATCTTTTCAGCTGTTGACATTGCAGAATATTTCTTATTTACAGATAACCTATTTCGCATAAAATTAAGTGCTGCTTTTCTAGATCGCGATAACAGTTTATCCTTTGGAGCCATTTTTCTTTTAGCTCTTTCCTTCGCCATCTTTATCTTTGTTTTATATCTTCTCATAATCAAACCCCGTTTTCTTCTCTGTTGAATAGAGAGAGGTCCGCTTTCTGCGAGGTTATCTTCGTTATCTTCTGCTAGTTCTTCAGAAATGTTCATACCCTTGCGGATATCGTTCATAATCTGTACTGCTGATCCTTTTAGTTTGTTAGGTAATCCCTGCTTAAAAGAAGCAATGTCGCCGGTTGCAGCGGCCGCTCTCATTTTAGAAGCTGACATTCCAGATACACTATCAGAGTCGGGATCTCTTTCGCCTGCTGATACTATTTCGATGTTTTCAAAACTATAGTCAAGCTCGTTATATTTGTTTAAAAGGGCTTCGAATTCCTTAACTCTGTCAGAACCTACTACTAATACAAGTTCAGTATATTTTTTAGACAATTCTTTTAAAACTTCGATAATTGTTCTTGCAGGTGATTTTTTCACAATCGCACCAAAAGCTTTTTGGCCAAGGGCAATTTTCTTGTCATATGACAAAGGATTATTTCTTGAGTCTTGTGAATGAGACATGTAAACCGCGGCATCAGCTTTGCGCTTAACTGCTACGGATATAACTTTGTTTATTAATTTTTCATGTCCAACAGTAACAGGATTAAATCTACCGAAACTTGCAACTACAGTTTTTTTCAAAGCTTCGCTCATAGTCGGCGCGGTTTCAATATGATTACTTGGATCATGGCTTTTTAATTTTTTAAGATCTTTTTTCTTATTCTTAATATCTTTAGACATCAAATACCCCTAGGTAGTGCAAGTTTATTTTTAATATTTTTCAAGCTGATTATTAATTTATTTATAATACTAGTCCCTTAGTATAAAATTACTTTTAGAAAAAAACGTATTCATACAATATTCCCTTTCTACAGGATAGTCATGAGGACACCCTCTTTCTCTTTTTTTCTCAGGATCTGTAAAAGTTGCGGATTCTTTCCAATCAAACCCGTATACAGTAACATTTTTTGGATTGCATGTCGATATGTAATCGAGTGTAATTAACCCAGTTGTTGGATTTCTATGTCTGCCTGACTTTAGCTTTAAAGGCTTATACAAACTTTCAGGATATACAAAATCGATAGCATGAATATTGTTTGGAGTTCTTGCTTGGTGACCTGCATGCATTTTTTTAACGTGCCCGGGTATTTTGCTGAAAAAACTCTTATATTCAGATGTACTCCAAAATACCCAAACGTTAGTTTTCTTGCCGTGACTAAGTTTTACGTCCATTCTCGTGTATAACATCGCAGCCTTATTTAATCTTACTACCACGTCGTGAGAATCAATTTCATCCCCGTGTTGCTTTTTAAATAAAGCCATTGCATTGCCAACGACGGCAACTGTTTTTCCTTCAAACCATTCTTTCATTTTTTTAATTTAAAAACCTCTTTTTGCTTTTCGAAAAACCGCCTATGGCAATAGTCTTCTTCTAAAGCAAAGTTGTGTCTTTCGTCAATCATTTTTTTATCATGAAATGAGGGTGTTTTTTTCCAATCAAAACCGTAAACATTTACAGTCTTTGGGTTGTATAAAGATATTAAATGTAATATTCTTAGTCCAGTTGACGGCCGGTGATGACCTAAATCAGCTTTTAACCATTCTGCATCTATTGCAGGATGGTGCAAAATTTCAACGATATGATCGCATGTTTTACTTGTCATTCGGTTTGGGTTCATTGTTTTAAACCAATTTAAAAACCATACATCAGTTCGGTTTCCGTGAGATACTAAATCTTGTGGCTTTAACATAAAAAAACCGCGTTTAATTCTACAAACAATTTCAGCTGTATCTATTTCTTTACCGTATTTGCTATCAAACAAACTTCTTGCGTTGCCAACGACGGAAACAGTTTTTCCTTCAAACACTTCTTTCATAATATATTACAATCCGTATTGCTGGCTATAATCCATATATATTCTTTCGCGATGCCATTCATCTGCCATGGGCGTTGTTGCAAAATCGTGAAAGCACGGAGTACCCAATGTATAATGCAAAAGCTTAGCTTCTTTATTTTCGCCGAGCTCGTCTGGCAACCAATTCCACTCGATTGGCAGTTCTCCAATTTGGTCATCTTCGAGCCAAGTAAATCTATGAACCTGAGCACCTGTCGCGTTTGAAACAAAGTCTGTTGTTACAATACGATTTTCCTCATGACCACAATTCCATAATATTACACTTGACCAATTTTTGCGCGGGTAATCTTCGTTTTTTGATCCCAAATATTTTTCAGACACTTTAGTTTTATAATTGTGTTTTACGACCATTACCGCTTTTGAATCGTCGCGCAATTCCCAAAGCTTTGCTATGTCATCGCGTAACAGCATATCGCCGTCTATAAAAATAGCCCAGCCTTTATATCCCATTAAATGCGGAATAAGAAACCTACTATATATAAAATGGTTACTACCATCTGAATGTTTTTCTTCATATCCGTTTAACAGATTAAGTGATAAGGGGTTTAAACTAATTGGACTCGTTGCGTGCCTTATGATTGAATTCGTGCACACATGATACGCCGCAGCTTCTCGCTTGTCATATCCTATAAAAATCGGTATCATAATGTTGTCCTCTTTCTTCTACTGTGCATAATATCTAAAGTTAAGTTTTTTATTATTATATCTTTGGGTTGTTGCATAATCCATTTAATAGTGTCTGTAACGTATTTGGTTTCAATTCTGGGATACTCTTTGCGGTGTTCAGTCATCGGTGTATTCATTCTGCCGAGTTGCATATGAACAACTTTGCAATCGCCGTCTATAAGTTGTAATTGAGAACAAGCTTTTTTAAGCGATGCTTTATGAATAGCGTATTCGTTAACTACATCTTTATTTCCTTCAGCGCTCACGCTTCCAATATTAATAATTGTGCAATCTTTATATTGATTTTTAGTGAACAGCTTATATAAAAGATCTGTTTGTGAATGTTCGCAATACGCGTTGTTTATGTAAACGTCAAAGTCATCTGCTACAAATTGCTCTAAATCTTTACTTAAATCGTATCCATTTTTTCTACTCATACCAACGACGTCGTTATCCCTTGATAGCTCATCATATAAAGCTTTTCCTAATCCACTCGTATGACCAGTAATTACTATTTTCATTTTGAATACCTACGTATATCGGCTTCAACCATTTCAGTTATCATTGTTTCGAACTCGTATTTAGGTTCCCAATTTAAAACTGTCTTTGCTTTGTTCGAATCAGCGTGTAAACTATGAAGTTCGTTTGGTCTTTCAAATTCCTTTTCACTTGTAACGTAATTTTCCCAATTACTAATACCAGCTACATCAAATGCTATTTTACACAAATCGCGCACGCTATTTTTAATTCCAGTCGCAATAATAAAATCATCCGGGGTTTCTTGTTGCAACATTAACCACTGGGCATGAACATAGTCTTCTGCATGGCCCCAATCTCTTTCTGCATCTAAATTACCGAGAACAATTTTATCACTTAAACCACTTTTAATTCTAGCAACACCGTCGGTAATTTTTCTTGAAACAAATTCAATACCGCGTATCGGAGACTCGTGATTGAATAATATTCCCGTACAAGTAAAAGCATCATAACTTTCTCGATAGTTTTTTGTGATATGATAACCGTATAGTTTAGCAATGCCATACGGGCTCGCAGGTTCAAACGGTGTCTTTTCTGTTTGCCTCCCGTTTATATTACTGTTTCCAAACATTTCACTAGTTCCAGCTTGATAGAACTTGGTGTCGGGTTTAATACGACGTATTGCTTCTAAGCAATTAAGAGGGCCGATAGCGTCAACGTGGGTTGTTACATAAGCAAGTCTCCAAGAACCACCAACGAAGCTCTGAGCCGCAAGGTTATAAAATTCGTCGGGTTGTACTATCTCCATTACATCCATCATACTGCAAGGGTCTGTAACATCCCCTACGATGGTTTTAAGACCTTTGTTGTACAAATCTAAATATTCTATGTTACTCCAATTTGGGCTACTGTATCTCTTAACCAAGCCATAAACTTCATATCCCTTTTCGAGTAATAGTTTACCAAGGTAGCAGGCGTCTTGTCCAGGAAAGCCAGTAATTAACGCCGTTTTCATTCTATATTCCTTATTACATCAGCTGCCATGTTTATATTTTCAGATAAATCTGCGCAATCGTTACCTATAAAAAATCCGTCGTAATGAAGCTTGTCGGTTCCTTCAAAGGTTCCGCTTTTATCCCAATTTAATTTATCTATAACAGGATTACGCATAAAATTACCAGCAACAATAGGGCGAGTTTCAACACCGTGTTTTGTAAGCTCTTCAATTACTGTTTTTCTTTTTCCAGCTAAATCGCCTTCGAGAACTAAACCAAAACCAAACCAACTGCTCTTTTCGTGTTCAACTTGTAATCTTATATTAGGAACATCTGCAAAAACTTTTTTTGCAATTTCAGCGTTCTTTCTTCGATCTATCATCATCTGCGGCCATTTTTTTAATTGCTCTTGACCAATAGCACCACTCATTTCGAGCGGTCTTACACAATAGCCAGGTAATATAAACTTAAAACTATCTTCAAACGGATCGCCGGATTTTGCAAATAAAGGATCATCTGAAGTGCTATCTCTTATCCACCCGTGAGCTCGGAGACTCTTTAAGTATTCGTAGGTAGTATCGTCATTAGTAAGAACCATACCGCCTTCCATGGTTTGCATGTGGTGGCTAAAGAAAAAGCTAAAAGTTCCCATTTCTCCAACAGATCCGCAGTGCTTATTGTATTCTAATGCACCTAAGCTTTCGCAATTATCTTCTAAAAGGGTAATGTCTCGTTTATCACATATCTCTTTAATTTTATTAAGTTCTGCTGGATTACCTAAAAGGTTTACAGCAAATACAGCCGCGGTGTCTTCATCAATAGCTGCTTCTAGTTTACTCGGATCTATATTAAATGTGTACGGATCAACATCGACAAATCGAATAGTATAACCTAATTGGTGTATTGGAAAATAAGTTGTGCTCCAACTTACGGCTGGGACAACTATATTTCCTTTATTTTTATATTTTGGATTTAGCGCGAGAGCTGATATAGTAATAAGATTAGCACTACTTCCGCTATTTGTCATAACGGCATGTTTACTTCCAAAGAATTTAGCAAACTGTTTTTCGTATTCTTTGACTTCTTCACCCATAGTATATCTGCCACTGGCGATTACACGCTGTATGGCGTCAATTTCCTCTTGGGCCCATGTGTCATTTGCTAATTTATATTTCACGGGGTTTCCCCTTTCCATTGTTTAACTGAATTTATATATTTAAAAGTTTCCGGGCTACGTGCTTCTGCTAATGTAAATTGGCCATGTGCAAGACTTTCAAAAAGTGGTAATCTTTCCTTTTCCTTAAGGTTTTCTATTTCACTTATAGAATGCGATAAAGGAAACGCAGGACAAAATCTATCGCATATTACTGGTATACCCATGCGTAAAGCGTCTAAAGCAACTGTAGTGTTATACGCAACTACACAATACGCATCACTTAAAACTTCTTCTAAGGTTTCTGCATATACCTGTTTCGGTTTTACTTTTATAGGATTATATAATAAATCACATATACTATTGCCCGGTTTGTTTCTTACGACAATTGGCTTATCTGTAAATTTTCTTAGTCTTGCAATTATATCTTGCTCCCATGAATATTTATCAAAAACTTTAGTTACTACATGGCTCGGCGGGAATATTACTATGTTTTTTTTGTCTTTAAAATTGTAATCTTCAAATTGTAAATTAAAATTGTTTTTAAACCTGACCGGATCCTCATTTGTGGTAATAGAATTTTGAGCAAATCCGTTTTTTGTTATTCGCATCCAATACGGCGTGCGGTATCCACTATTAAAATACGCGTGGTCTAAATAATAATAATCGATACCGTGCTTTTTTGCCATATTAAATAAATGCGCATTGCCTCGGAGTATTCCGCAAAAAACAATTGCTGTAATTCCAGACGGGAAATTTCTTTTCGTAACTTTTGCTGGAAGATCGTTATGAGCCAATCTTTTTGTAATGATATGTCTAGTGTGCACTGTTTTTGCGCCAATCCCTGCCGCAAAAGATTTTACAAATTTGTCCTGTTCACTTTTACCAGTTAAAAAGGCGTATATCATCTCACATTATCCCAGTACGAAGTTTTTCTTTGAACAACAAGATCTTTTTTATGGCTCGTACCCTTTTGTTTTCTTGGGCCCTTCATATGATCCATAAATTCGCCAAGAGGCCCGTTTATAAATGGATGGTTATTTTTTACTGGTGGGCTTAAGTTGTGCCAATGTGTCTGATTAAAGTTTTTCATAGCTCCGTCATACGTATGACAATCAGTCCAGAATTCTAATTTAAAAATGCTGTCATCCAAATAGTATTGTTTCCAAGCATGGAGAAAATCTTTAGCAATTTCATGACCCATATCAAAAATATGAAATCCAGTTTCTGTGTATAACCATGGACGAGCAAGATACCCCGCGAACTTTCCTTCCGGGCACCAATTTGATATATCGCTTCTTTTAACTGGCGAGTGCGTTCTGCTATCGCCGTCTAACCATATTAAAATATCAGTTTTATCTTCTTGTAAAAATTGAAAGAGAGCAAATACTTTATGACTAAACCGTACGGCGTCATAGCGATAATTTGAAGCTCCTTTTGAAGCATGTTTTCCTAATCCGTTCGCTTCAGGATTATTTTTATGCCTATCTTTAAAGGACACGAGATCTTTGTAATCTAATATTTTATACGAAACTCTTGAATCTCTTATTAAATCTTTTTTTGGAATTGGATCGTCGACATAAACAGTTAATGATACATCATCAGGCCAATTTTTTATAAACCCTTGCACTAAAAGACTTCCTGTTTCTCTCCATCCCTGGAGATTAAAACACGTAACTGCATTAATTTTTTTCATTTTTTATTTACACCTATAAAATAATCGTTTACACTTTCCCACAACAGGCCTTTTTTAATGTCTTCAATACTAAAATGAGACATAGCGAGTTTTTGTATCCAAGATTTTCTATCAGGCAGAGCCGGGTCCTCTATCTTAGATATGTCGTAATTGCCAACAGGAGCTGCAGGACTTTTTTGCCAATCGTTATCGGTTATAAAAACTGGTACGCCTTCTAATACACTTACAGGCCCGGGCGAGCTGTTGTGCGATATTGAACACCATGCGTTTTTTAAATCTTGCACGATGTTCTTATTTTCAGATAAAGTTACTTTTTTATTACGTGCCATCATTAAATAATTTTCTTTGTGTTTTATATCAGACGGGTGCATTCTTATTACAATTGGCCTATCTGTATGTTTTCTTATTTTATCTATAGTTTCAGAACACCATAGTATATTGCTTTTTTCTTCCATCGTCCAACCAGAATCTTTTTGCAATAATATAAGAATATGCTCACCTTCTTGTCTCCAACTTTTTAAATCGAAACCGATTGTGCTTTTTATCCTTTCCCACCTATTAGAATCTATTGTGTTATCAAAATAATACCCAGTGTTTGCGTAAATTCCATTTAAGCTATATCTAAAATATATGCCTTGTGACAAGTAATTAAATATGTTTCCATCTATTGTAAGAACGTTTTTATTTTTTTCTCGTTGGGTTTTAATAACTGACTTTCGTAAAAGATTGTGCCCGCCTTGGCTTTTTTTCTTTGACCAACCCTGTATAATTGCAAGATCGCAATCCTGAACGTTGTTATAACCTCTTGCAATGTTGCAATTAGGAAATGTATCAGCAATTGCGTTAAACCTATCATCGACTCTAATTGATTTTAAGGTATTATAAAATATTGTACTTTTCATCCATTATTTATTTCAAACACGAGGCCTCTTATTGACACGAACTGCTGCCGCGGAGATCTTATTTCGTTATTCATTATTCTTCCTTACTAGCTTTTCAAGTGTATGCACTATGTTTGGTGAAATGATATCTTCCTGAGTAAATTCAGTGCAGGACATTTTATTGGTCCAGTTGAGTATTTCTTTTTGAGTCGCAAAGTAAGGATCGCATATATTGTTTAGATCCGTGTTGTGTAATAAAGATCCGAAGTTTGCGTCTGAGCAGAAAGTTGGTATTCCTGCGTCTATCAGTTCAAAGATGCCTGTTGAATTGTCTATCACAGCGCAGTACATGTCCTGATATAAGTTTTGAATAGAAACGCGTTTTTCTATTAAATCTACGTTCTTATAGTTTTTTAACTTGAGTCTGATTGCTTTATGATTTTTTGAGCCAGGATGTACTTTTATACATATTCTTCTATTCGTATGGTTTCTTATCTTTTTTATAGAACTTGCGATAAATTGTTCGATTGGCATGGTACTAGTTGGGTCCGTCTTAAGACCGGTAAATATGTATATGCTACCTTCTTTCTCTGATTTCCATTGGTGATTATAAAGACGCGATGCATTTACAGTTCTTACGTCGTCCACATCGTTTTCATCCAACCACTTGCCGTCACCGTATGACCAACTGTCCAAGCCAATCCTTACAAAATTTTTGTGATCGTAATCTTTAGCATAATTTTTTTCGGCTCGAGACAAAGTTGCACTCTCTAAAACGATAATCGGCTTTTTCTGTTTCCTCGCAAGTAGCACTAGTTCTGAATTAATGTAATCCAATATTGCAGTTCTGCTTTTGTCAGGTACTTTGTTTCCCTTGTAAACGTGCCTAGGAATATTCCCATCTTTCCAGACTTCATTCTCGCACTTTGGCAAATATAATTTCTTTCTTAGTTTGGAACCCCATGTACCGTTGAGTATTAAAGCATCTGAATTATCAAAGTGGTGTTTAAAGTCCTTTGGCATTACATGCTTTGGTATAGTAGTATTTTCAGAGAAATACTTAATTCTTGGCGAGCCCAATACTTCTGCTATATGTGCAGTAGCCTTTGAAGATGATGCCACGAAAAAGTTCATTTCAATTCCTTAATTCAAATTGGTTATTAAAAAAGTTATCATAGCAATACTTCTTTTCTTCCTCAAAGTTGTGTGCTATACATTTTCTTTTTTCGTGCCAAGAATATGTTTGTTTCCAATCAAAACCGTAGACATTAACATTTTTCGGATTTTGCTTAGAAATATAATAAAGTACTCTTAGTCCTGTTGACGACTTTTTTGTTAGGTTACTATCTAAAGAGTTCCTATCGTCATTTGAAAAAACTACGTCGGCCATGTTAGCAAATTCTGGTGATACGTCAATCGTATCCATTTGCATTTTATGTGCATTTTTTGAAGCTGGCTGTTGGGCCCACGGCTTATTTTGGCGTATGTTTTGCATACACCATACATCGAGCTTCATACCCATTTTATTACTGAATTGAGTGAATTTATATCCACCGCGATTAATTCTTACAACAACCTCTGCGGTATCTATTTCTTTACCGTAATTTTTTTCTAAAAGAGACGCGGCATTTCCCACAACCGCTACGGTCTTACCTTCAAACCATTCTTTCATAGTATATTATCCCTGTTAACAAAAAAGGCAGAGAACCTGTCCCTGCCTTTATTTATATTTACTTACAAAACTAATTATACTAAATTCACTGTTATCTTAGCATTACTTTTCTTGCTTCTTCTACATAGCCTTGTTCACACAATTTTGAGGCAAGAACTGCGTTGTTAAATCCACTAATACTATTTAATATAAATTTAAGCATTAGATAATGTTCTTCCAAAGCGTTCTTCTTTAGCTTCTGCTTTTAACTTTGCTAATCTTTGAACTGCATCTTCGCGGGCTTCATACAAGCCTTTCATGTGCGATGCTGTAATTCCTGGTGATCCGATCATCGAACCAATAGCTCTGCTATAACCAAGAATTTCTAATCTTGCGTATATACGATCTAACATATTATGTCCACCCTTTAAGATTTCTGTTTACTTCTGCAGTTGTTTCTCTTTCGCGGATAGAGTCACGGTAAAACTGGTCGTTAACAACAGCCATGATGTCGCCACGGCACAAGCCAATGTCTCTTAATTCTCTATTTGAAAGGGAGGATAATTCTTTATATGATTGGCGTCTTAGTGCGCGCTTATTCATAAATTTGTCTAAAGCTACGAGTAAAGCTTTGATTTTTGCAAATACTGCTGATATCGTAGTAAATTTATATAAAGGTTGTGATTGAAGTGTGTGTGCCACGTTGCATCTCCTTAACGCATATGATTGTTTTCTATTGAATTACAATTATATTTATTAAGGAAATACGAAAATAAGGCCTAATTTAGGATGCCAATTTGGTATAGTCGGTATTCACTAGTGGCAACTGTGACAACGTGACTACTACTTTTGCCAACCTTTTATATACTTGTCTGAGAAATTAGCGGCACTAAACTGTAAACGATCAACTAATTTTAAAGCGTTTTTACCATAACGGTCTATTGCCACAAAGCCCTCTTGCCCCGTAACTTCATAGCCTTTATTAGTTTTGAGTAGCGTTTTTAACCCATCGACGTGGTCTAATTTAGAGATAATCATATGCTTTGCATCAACAATTAGATTGTACATAGTAAACAAATTTTCTAAGTCGCGTGGTTTGACTTCTTTAAAAAATGACATAGAATTGTCTTTTTTGCTTTGCCAAGTTGCTTTACCCTTTGGCGATTTCTTTGCATCTATTTCTTTATCATAATAATCACTTAAATACTTTTGCAAGCCTTTAACGAATGCCTTTGGATTACCAATTCTCTCACCAGCACGAACTTTCGTATTGATGTAGGTATTAACACGCATGTTAATATCGTACTGTGATCCTGGCTTAAGCGCGTCGAAGGTTGTTTTTGGAATTGTTTTAAATAACGAACCGACCTGTGAAATAACTCTTGTAATTTCTTTTGTTTCTTTTGCTGTAAAAGTTGCATTGCCAGATTGGTCTTTAAAAATTGCGTCTACTGACCAGACCGACGGGACTGTTTTAAGACCGCTTGCAATCTCCTCTCCAAAACTTGCAGACATTTTTTCAAGGCTTGATCCTCGGTATACAGTATGCCAGACCACTCCGACCTTGGATCTGAGTATTGTTTTAGCAAGCTTTGATGATTTAGGTATCGCATAAACAATCGTATTAGGATGGAAAGTAATATGCGGTTCGCCGTCAATCGTGTCTTCTTTAATATCACTTTTTTCATATAAAAAATCGCCTTGTACTACACCTTTAATTCCTAGTTTTGAAAACTCGTCTAATGCAATTTTTAGTTTTGCATTCAGCTCTGCCTTACCTACAGTATCAGCGTCAACATCATCGTGGGTTTTGTATAGCTTGGGGTTCTTGTTAAAAATACCCTTTTTAGCAACAAAGAATTTTCCATCGCTTGGATCAATACCAGCAAATACTGCTGGAGCTCCGTCCCATTTAACACTTATGTTTACCGGTGCTTTTGTATTACCTGCAAGCATATCTCTAATATTACGGAGATAGTTTATCACGTTTCGCGTACCAATAACGCCTCCGTCAATAACAGCGTCTTCGGCATGGGTCATGTGCAGGTTTTTTTCTTCTGTCATATATTTTTTAAATGATAGCATTTATTTAATTCCATTAAATTTAATAGCGAGATTAAAACCTTGCGCAATTTTATTTTCGGGTGGAGATTTGTTTGAACGAACTGACATATTCATAGTCAGTTTTTCGCCTTTACCAGCATCTAATTCAATAAACCAGTTTTGTTTTGATGCTGTCGACGCGTAAGCTTTCACAGTTTTTATCTTTGGTAAAAACGCAGCTAAATCGTCTTCATCTGTTACCATTTTATATTTAAGACCAATTGCTTTTACAACAACTAAAGGAACGTTATCATCCTTTTTTAAAACTTGTTTTTGTATATATTCAATGGTTTTATTTTTATTTTTTCCTACTATTTTTATTATGTTATTACGAATTAATTCTAACATTTTGTTATACATTTTTTCGTACTCAACTGATTTTTTATTCTTAAAATCTGTTATAACACTAATAGATTTTTTCTTTTTAGATCTGCTATCCCAATCAGCTGGTAATAATAGTTTTGAATGTATGTCGTCATATACTAATTTCTGAACAATCTTTTTTTCGTTTGCGTATCCAAAATCATCAAACATTTTATTCACGTATGTGTTTAATTGGGGCTCTGCCGTTTTTTCGCCGCCAGCTTTTAGCGACACTCCTAGCATATTTCCATTTTTAAATTTGATAAAAAGATCGCCTTTATGCGAGGCTGCAATACCAGCTGGCTTTGCGCGATAACCCCAATACACTTGTTGTATCGGGGTTTGCTTATCAAGATTTTTTAAGTAATCTAAAATAGCTAAAGCATTTTGCATTTTTTCAACATACTTAGATGATGTTGGCATTACTTCAATGAATTGTACACCCGCTTCAGCGTCACGGCTGTTTACGTAAACACCGTATTTACTTCCATCAGCTTCAGAAATAAAGTCGTATAAATCATTTATATTAGAAAAGCTTTTCTTCGACATAAACGCTAGAGAAGGAACTAACTCAGTAATAGTAGAATTAAGAGTTGTTTCGGACATTCCGCCCGATGTTGGCTTATATGTAACCTGAATAGAATGCGAACCCATTTTTGCAATCGTAGAACCAACGGAACCACCAGCCGTGCTTAATGCATAATCAATGCTTGCGTCATCGAGTTTCTTTTCTAAATCAAGTTTTACTCTGTCGCGATCATTTTTCGGTGAACGGACAACCAAAACTGTTTTCTTTGACGTAGAATTTTTAACAGTATAGACATATGGCTCTATCGCTGCGTCAAATTTTGCTCTATCTTGCTGGGACACAAAAAGCATTTCATTATTCTCTCTTATAAATTTTTTAAACGAAATCATATCTATTCTCTAATTATGTTTATATATGTTTTATTTATAAGACTTTGTAACTACTATGCGGATTTCAATAGAGACCGTTTAGTAAAAAATAATGGAGTCCATCCTTCAAATCCGCTTCCCAAGTTTAATTTCCTGCACGTAGCCCTTACATCACTTTCCCTTTCGGCCATGCCAATCTCGATTAAAGTACCACTCTTTTTTTCTAGAATATTATAATAGCTTTGATTCTTTTTTACGGTGTAACTCATTGTAATTCTCCTACTTCAAACAAACTTTTCTTTTTCTTCGGTTTTATATCCCATTGTTGGCCAAACGAGGATTTGTCGAACGTAGCCGTAGAGTCGTTATCATTTTTTTTGTTATTGAAAGATTCTGATTGAATACCATCCTGAGCGCGATCTTCAAGATTAAACAATTTCATTTTTGCTCTTTCAATTCCTACGACAAATCTGCGATAATAACCCAAATCACCCCAGCGATTTTTAAGTTGTTTAATCATAAGCTGACCTCTTGAATCCAAATCTTCTGATGTAATAAGACCAAGAATACAATCCGCAGTATGAGTAATACCCATTGATTCAGAAGTATTTGTAAGATCTACATCTGAATTATCGTAACCTGAGCGATTAAATTGTGATGAAGTAACAACAGCAATATCAAATTCCATGGCAAGGCCGCGGATTTCTTCTGCAATTGATTTTACAAGTGTATACGAATTTGCAGCTGCTGCGCCTTTTACTCTTGCTGATGCACAAATATTCAGATAATCAATAAAGACAATATCAGGTTTAAAGTTTTTCTTTAATTGCATTTCATTTAGCAAGTGCCTGAAATGTCCAGAATGCGCTGAACCTGTAGGGTATTCTTTAATAACTAATTTTCCAGTAGTTTTACTCTTATATCTGTCCATTCTTTTTTGAAGCACATCAAGCGGAACTTCCTTTACTTCGTCGAGAGTAATATCCATTATGTTAGCGTCAATTCGGCGTGCAACTTCTTCTTCAGCAAGTTCCATTGTAACATACAAAACATTTTTACCATGCATCAAACTAGACGCAGCCATGTGGCATTTGAACAATGATTTACCGCCACCAGTTGTCGCTAGCAACACAGTCATTGATTTGCGAGGCAATCCGCCTTTTGTGATACTGTTTAGAATATCAATATCAAAGGGAATACGCTCTTCTTTACGGTGGTAATATTCGTGCCGTGACTCAACATCTTCGAGAAAATCGTGGCCAATATGAGTGTCGAAGCTAATTCCAAGTGAATCAGAAAGAATTCCTGGAATTGCACCTTTGTCGTTTTCTTTGTCTTGGCCATCGAGAATAAGAATAGCTTTACGAATAGAATTATACAAATCTTTGTTTTGACAAAACTTTTCTGTTTCATCTACTAAGAATGCTTCATTTGTGTTTTCGTCTGTTTTTAGCTCATCAATTAAATTAGTAACTTCTTTATATGCGCTTTCGTTTAAATCTTTGCGTTTATCTACAGAAATTTTAAGAGCTTCAATAGAAGGTGGTTCCTTATATTCATTCATATATTCTGAATACGTTGCAAAGATTTTTCGAAGACTATTGTCTTCAAAATATTCTTCTTTGACGTAAGGAAACACTTTCCGGCAGTAAGCTTCATTATAAATTAAATTAGATAATATTGTTTTTTCAATCATGCTAATTTCCGTTGCTGAATGTTAAAAAGGTGGCGCTATTACAGCGCCACCAACGTAGTAATAAATTTATAATATAACAGTTTTATTAATATGTCAACTGTTAAATTGCATCATTGATAGGTGCAACCTGATCGTCTTCACGCATAATACTACCTGAGGCACCGATAGTAAAGTTTTTACGAACAAATTCTTTGAAATCTGTTTTTTCAAACATCATATTCCAAAAATCGCCGTTGTCATTTACTTCTTTAGCTCGCATTAGTTTATCTGAAATAATTTCACCAGTTGCAGGATCAACTGCTTCGTACCAACCAACTTTTGGCTTGCGAAGATATCCACCCTTTTCAGCAACATCCATTAGACCAGACCATTTAACAATACCGCCTTCCCAAGACACGGAAATTGGAATTTTAGATTTTTCCTTAACGTGTCTTGATTTTTCAATATTAATTACAAAGTGATAACCTTGGATCTCAGTGCCAACTTTATCTTGTTGACGACCGACGATCCAAATAGCGTCAGCCGAATAGTAGATGCCCGTACCGCCCGATACGATAGCCTTAGGAAATAGACCAATCTCTTGATATGTGTGGTTAACAGCAATCAAAGGAATATCTTTAAGATTAAGGTGTGGAGTTATAATACGAAACAACGACTTAAGAGCTTTTGCGCGAGACATATCAGCGACTGATTTCTCGTTCATTGCGTCTTCAACTTCTTTCTTTGAAGCCAAGTTACCAACTGAGTCAATGATAATACATACGTGATCTTTCTTATCAATTTGATCAAGTTGGCTAGCAATATCAAACTTAAGCTCTTCGACGTTCGTAATAGGCGTATGTACTACACGATCCATATTGATGCCAAAAGACTCAAAATAAGATTGTGGTGTGCCAAATTCAGAATCATAGAACAACATTATAGCATCTTCGTATTTGTTCATATAAGCGGCCGCGGTGAGCAGAGCAAATGCAGATTTAAAGTGTTTAGATGGACCAGCTAATACTAGCAATCCTGGGCTTAAGCCACCGTCAATGTCGCCAGACAACGCGACATTAACCATAGGAACTGGCGTTGGTGCCATCTCCTTTTTACCAAAAACTTTTGACTCTGATAATTGAGCTGTAAGTTTAATAGTACTATTTTTTACGAGTTTGTCTAATAGACTCATTATTTTCCCTCTACGATTGAAAGTAGTTTACTCTGATAAGATTGAATTTTAGAAACTCTGTCTGGCCAATAAATGGTAGATTTATCAGGATTTTTACAAAGATTATTTAAAAATGGAACAACTGATTTATACAGAAGCTCTAATCTGTATTCTAAGTCGTCCGCAGTTACCTTAGCGTCAACAAGTTGGTCTTCAAGCGATTGCTTTTCGGAGCTTACTTGTTGAATAGTTTCCTCAGCAGCAGCTTCTTTTTCCTGCAGTTCTTCATCTATAAAAGTAAATCCGAAATCAAAATCTAAAACTTCTTCATATGTTTTGTTAGCCATGTGTTAACCTCCTGGATGTAAGAAGGGGCCTAAGCCCCTTCCTTTTGTTAGCCTTTAACGAGGTCTCTAAACATTGCAAGATCTTCATCATCGTCACTGATAGTATCTGCTTGTGCGGTAGATGTCTCTTCTTTCATTGTAGGCGCCTCAACACTTTTACCAAACTTGCTCATGTCAAGATCGTTGTCAGTTTCATCTTCTGCCGTGTTTGTCGACAGAGGAGAATCACCAGTAAGATTTAATACACGATACAGTTTGGCTTTAAGATCTCCATAAGACTTAAAGTTCTTTTCATCAACCAATTCTTGTAGCGGGTGCTGTTGTTTCCAAGTGCTCTCCAATTTGTCGTCATCATCAAATAGCGGAGAAGGACTATCAAATTCAGATTTATCGTAGTTTGGATAACCTTCGAATTGGCGGATTTTCAAACGGAAATTTGCACCTTCCCAGAAGTCAAACGGATTTACCGCTGCTTCATCTTCAAAAGATGGGTTCATCAAATCATTCAGTTTGTCAAAGATTTTCTTACCAAACTGATACATGAACACTTTTCCATCATTATCAGGATTACCGCTATCCTTAATTACAAGGATGTTCGATATATACTTAAGGCGACGCTTTTGTTTACGGGCTTGCTCTTTATCTGCATCAACTCCAGAATTCCACAGCTTACCATTAAATTCTGATACTGGGTCATCTTTTCCGATGGTCGTGAGTGAGTTTTCGATATACCATAGACCGGTTGGACCTTGAAATCCGTGGTCCCAGATTCTGGTGAATGGCATTTCTTCTCCTGATGTAGGAGGAAGGAAGCGAATGATTGCGAAGCCGTTACCCGCTTTATCACGTGTTGGTTTCCAAAATTTACCTTCGTTGGGGTCTGAGTAGCTCTTTGTAGCGATTGACGAGAGCTGTGAGTTCAACTTATCGAGTGAAGATGAACGGTTCTTTTTAAGTGCATCAAATGACATTGTCATATTTGTATCTCCTGATTTTGCGTTATATAGCATTGGTTTGTATTGCGATGTATGTTGTGGATCTATTCCACCATCTATTTATATTCAAAAAAGTGTTCTTTAGTAATCTTTGAAAACTTTTTTTGATCTATATCTAAGAACGGATAGTATTTCTTAGATAATTTCATTATATCACGTGCAACGAATTTGTCAACTACTTTTTCTTCCCAATAGTCATAAACATTAGAAATTTTTGAAAGTATAGTGAACGTTTCAATAGATATTTCCTTCTGAAAATACATAGACATAATATGAGGGTGTTGCCCACTAATAACTGATAAGTTGTCGTGATAATTGTCTTTTAGTTTTTTTAAATCTGTTTTATACAAATGAGTTAAAGAATCCATCTTTCTTTCCCATTCCGCATAAATTTCTTCTCCGCGGTCTTCAACTATTTCACGTATCCAAGCCTTAGGGTTGTGCACCAAATTGGCGATAAGAATTTTTAATGGATCGTCTTTTTTAGATAGTTTATAGAAGAAGAACGCGTCGTTTCGTGTTTGAAATTTTTCAAAAGAAGCTCGTATTTTACCATTATATTTGTGGTAATCATAACTATCAGTATCAAAATGTTTCTTAAGTGCTAGGTAGTTAACATAAACTCGAAATGAAGCTTCGTTAGCATAATTCAATGGCACCGTTCTGTTCCCTTTTTACCAATTTCATTAGTACAGCTTCAGATCTAATTTTTTCTTTTATGATAGAGGATTTTTTAACTATATTAGCAACAGTTTCTATTTCAAGATTGTTCTGCTTCGCGTAATCAACTAGCGCATCGATATATGTTGCTCCGTTTTTTAGCTTTTCTTCTATAGCCATGTGTATTTTTTCAGGTGTTCTAGTTTCTATCATATTATCCTTTTAAAACCCCGATCGTGTCAATCCAATTTTGAGCTTGTTCTTCAACAAACTCGATACCTTGGTTAAATGTTTTCTGGGTTTGCATAGTTTCATTAATAAAATATTTAACGTTATATCCATTCGTGTCAGAATGAATTTCTGCGCGCAGTGTTTGACCTGATTTTTCTTTTAAAAATTGGTTCACAATCATTTACGTTTCCTTTATATGTTTAATGTGAGAAGTTGCTTTTTTCTCACCGCAATTACTACAACAACACAATGTTATTAAATATTTGTGTCCTGAAACAATCACAATTGTTTTACTCCTAATAATATTAATATTATCACAACAATGCAGATGTGTCAACTGTTTTGTTCTTCTTCTTTAGTTTTATATTGCCACTCGTCAGTGTGCCCAACAGACCATTTCGGTTCTGTTTCGACTGCGTAATTTTGAGTACATACTCTGAAATCGGGGCGCTTTAATTCGCTCGGAGTCAAAGAGCTGTCTCTCCAAATTACTCTATTGTTTGGCTGTGCTGCAAATTGTCCGTTGTCGAGCTTGATAATATTGAATGATTTGTGCTCGGGATCTTGCTCACTAAAATTGGTGTCAATGGTGGAAGTGTCACGATGCGCATTATCAATGGTAAATTCGTATTCACCTGGATGCATTTTTCTATCTTTACCAAAAACTTCACATCTTGACAGGATTGGTTTTTGGATAACCGTGATATCGTAGTCAAAACAATCCCATAGTTGCAATACATCAAGAGGAAGCTGATCACTATGGTAATAATCAGATTTCCAAACGAATGCTGAAATAGGTAATTTATCATAAAGTGCCCCATAATCTGTTAATAACGTTTCAAAATATAATGCTTTTGATTGTGTTGATTTAACTGAAATCCAAATCCCGGGAGTTAACTTACCCCAGCTGGAGTGGTTTGGATCCAAATCATAAAGATATTCCATCTTCACAAAAACATTTACGGGTGGCAATGGATGAACTAAAAAGGCCATTTATTTTTCCTCAAATAATACATTGTTTACATAATGATTTTTATCTTCTTCAGATACTCCCATAGCTAAGATTGAACTGTGCAATCGCGGATCCATTTTTTTATTTTGGCAATATCTGTTGAGCAGTGGAAGAGTGTCACGGTTTGATACAAACGCGTTTTCTTCTAAATTTTCAATATAAAAATCTATCAAATCAGTTGTTACTTGAATGAATTGGTCAAGTTCTACGCCATTGCCGATGTTACCAACTGCAATCGCATCACCTGAAAATATTTCTCGAGCCCAGAGTGGCAAGTCTATTGTGTTATTCCATTTCAAATTATCAATTCGGCGTTCCATATAGTCACTATACGGGTGAGGAAATCCAAACAAAGGTGAAAAATCCATAAATGCGCCTGCAATATTTTCAGTACTGGCTACGATATCAAATCCAAGAATTGGAAGTTCTACACTTTCACGTGGAAACACATTAACATGCATTAGCCACAATCCCTTATTATCTTTAGGCATGATTGTTTTTAAATGGCACTTGCTAACAGACTCTGAAGACCAAAACGTGTCGTTCCAATTTTCAAATTTTAGATTATTCATTTTTGGTTCTTCGTAGCGATTAAGCGCTTCGTCGAACTTTGTTTCTATATGTTTAGAAACTGCATTAAGTTTTTGCCACAGTTTTGGTGTCTGTTTCATTAAAATATTCTTCCAATTCTTCTAAGAAATTTTGAACCATCGCGAAACAAACTTTAGCTTCGTCAACGAGTCCATCGTGCAATTTTTCTCTTATTACGTTTTTAAGGTCTTCGGTGTTACCTTCAAATTCATAAAAGCTAATTGGTCCTGGAACTAATTTTTTAATAATTTGCCCGCCCGATAAATCTCCCATATGTCTTACATAGACGTGAGCAAAAAGTTTATCTTTGTTAGAGTGTATATCCCTAATGTGTGTTACATAATCTTTCGACGCCTGAAAAATTGGTGCTTGTTTAAAGTCATTTTCGGTTTCTATACGCAAGACATCCTCAGTTAACGGAAGTACTCTTTGAAGGTTTGACATTTCACCAGCGAAAATACCCTGCATTTCAGCGTAGTATTCTAAATTAGTATAAACATATAATTGATTTTTGAGATATACGTAATATTGCTCTGGAGTAATATTCTTTTTTATCATCCTGTTCATAAATGCTGCTCTTTCAGCATTGCGATGTGCTTCTTTGGTAAGTTCTTTTAAATTATTCATTGTTTAATGCCCCGCCTTTATTCAATTATTATATACAGTTTTTTTGAATTTGTCAATAGATTAATTTAAAATTTCTACTTTTTTTTCTTAGATAGCTTTGCTTTCATATCAGCAAGCTGTTTTTGTTTTATTAATGTCGGATTTGTCTCGGCTTGTAATTCGGGTTTGGTACTCCCGGCCGAAACATTACTACTGGGTTGTAGTCGTGCAGGCGGTGGCTCTGAGCGCGAAACCCCTGGTGTTTGATCACTAAGGGTTTCTCTAACTCTTTCGATTCTCTCTCTGAGCTGTTGTTGCTGTTGTTCTCTGTATCTTTCAATCATGTTCTCCTCAAAACGCTGATCTACTAACTTGTCTACATGTCGCTTAAGCAGTAAATTAAATAAACTGTCTATCATAAAATACTTATCAATTTTATTTACCTTTTGAGCCAAATTTAGTAGACGCTTTGAGATTATCTTTTTTCTTGGTTGCCCACGATTTAGCCATGTTATTCAGCCTTCCAAATAGTCCATGCACCCCAAGCAATTGCAACACCTGCTGCGATTTTAGCCAATGGTGCCATAAACAACACGAGTAGACCAAGGACTACCAACGCTCCACCGTCCCAAGTTGTTCTTTCTTTTAATCTGTTTTTAATCCAATTCATTTCTTTTTTCTCCTTTTTAAGATGTTAGACATTACGTCTGTAGCAGTATGCTTAAAAAATCGTGGTGCTACTGCGTGTACCAAAAGTGCTGGTACAAGTAATTGTAACTTGACTGCAGATTTAACAGCATATAATGCATGTTGCAATCCAGTCTCACCCACTTCTTCAAGATGTGCCTTACATTGTTTACTTAACATTCTTATTATCTTTCTGGCGAATCACCTTAGTCTTAGTACCATTTTCTAGATTTTTAATCTTTACTTTTAAGATACTAATTTCATTTTCCATTGTATCGATCTTTTTAGTTACCTTAGGGTAACGTTTACGCCACGCTTCCGGATCGTCTTGCAGCCATTCCCAGCCGAACTGATCTACTAAATAATCCATAAATCTGTCAAAATTTCCCATTAACCATAGCGCAGCTTTTGTGTTTCTAAACCACGCTAAAAATCCAGCGCCAATTATAGATCCGCCAATGGCAGTATAGATCCACAATGTATCGCCGAATATTCTTGTTAGCATTTCCATTTTATCCTCCAAATGTATTAACTATCGAAGGCCCAAAAACTGTTGTAGCCCACGCTAGAACGCCAACCGCTGCAAGGCCAACTATAATCCATTTCATTTTAAAATCATCAACTTTCATTGAAAAGCCTATAACTTCGTTATTCATAACTCTTAAACTAAGGTCGAATGTGCCTTCTGGAGTATCAGAATCTTTAATAGGTTCTTGTGCTGTGATTGTTATTTTTTCTGGTATTGGCATTTTAATTTTCCTTTGTATATTTACAATAATGGTTCATACCGTGGTCGTATGCACCGTCAAAAGGCATGCCTTTTTTTATAGCTCTCCATCGGCCACGCCACTTATCTTTTAATCTTTGAGTTGGTGTAAACGGTCTAATGTTACCATGATAATTAATATAACGAGGAGGGCAATGGTGTACATAACCCATAAGAGCTAGCGGTATTGATGTAACTATATCGTTGTTATTTACATGTCGATAATGTTCTACATTAGAAAAAGATTTTACAAACTTACGCGTTCCAACTCTCGGAGAGCCATATGTGTACAGAGCTTCTACTTCATCTTTTAAACGGCTAGCAGCAATTGTTGCCATTGCCCCACCTAACGAGTGCCCAGTAATATATAGTTCTTTATCTTTATCCATTTCAATTAATTCAACTATTTTGTCCCAAATTTTTTCTAATTCGTTTTGAAATCCATTATGAACTCTTCCACCTACTTGAGCTTTATCAGGCCAAGCGTTAAGATCTGCTAATATATCAGAAAATTCATTCGGCTCTGTTCCTCTAAAGCACAATACAATTTCTTCATCATTCCATACAACATGACATTGAGCGCCATCGTTTTCAATAAAAGAGTGCCCGGGGTATCCGAGTTTTTTATATTTAGCCTTACCTGGAGATTTATCGAGGTATGCTATTCCTGCCATTGCGGCCATTTTGGAACAATGTATTAACATGGGTTTCCTTTCTACTTTGATAACGGATTATCAAATGCTTCTTGAATTAACTCACGGATATCATCATCTAATTTATTCATTTTGGCTTCTATTTCAGCAACAATAGTTTTCATAAAATCACGAGTATCTTTTTCTGATCCTCTTACTGTACTTTCAACTTCGCGGATACTAGCTGTAGTATCTTTTTGTAGTTGGTTCATTTCATTCCGAATGCTTTCAAGGGTATCACCAATATTATTTTGTGTTGCCTTAATTCTTGCTTCGCTAGTCTCAAGATTTGTACTGATTTTATCCCGCACATTAGCTATCGTATCTTGATTATCTTTTAATGTTATTCGTAAACGTTCTTCGAATGTATCTAATTTTGCAAGAACGTCGCTGCGAACTTCTCTTACGGCATTTTCTGCAGTAATAACATCATCTTCAAGTGTATCGATTAAGTTCTCAAGTCTATTAATATCTGCTTTTAAATCGTCTTTAATAACAGTAGTATAACCAATAGCATCTTCTAATTTTTGAAGTTGCAGTTCATTAGCAGAGCTAATCGCATCAATATCAATATTCTGAACAACTTCTTTCATATCCATATAATCAGAATAAAATTCAAATCCTGCCCACGCGCCACCACCAAGTGTCGACAACGCAGTAAGAATAGCAAACATTTTGCCACCTTTAAATGTCATTCCGCCAAATTCAACTTCTGCCATGCTAGTCCCCTAAAAAATATTCTATTCCAATTACAAATGTAATATCATTATCTTCATTAAGAGTTGGAGTTGCAAAGTAATATTCGTAATTGAATTTTAAAAAAGGAACTATACCTTTTTTTCCTAATCCGTAATATCCGTCTACAATACCATATTCTATATCTAAATCTCTATATAGCGCATGTTTAAATCCCGCATATATGCTAGCTTTTTCAAAGCTATTTAAATACACACCAGAAACATATTTTCCGCATTCCATTTTTCCATGTGGATGTATTTCATTAAAGTCTTTAGTTGTATTTAAATGTGCAGATAGCGCTAATCCTATTAAATAATTACAAACCAAAACACACGTTCCTTATTAATTTTCGAACTGCAATTCTCTCAGATTATTAATTTCTTGCTCAAGTTTCATTACTTCTAATTGTTTTTTTCTTAACTCTAATTCGTATAACCTGTTACAATCTATTCTTGTTTTTGCTACCTTGCCAAGGGGAATTACTACTCTCGCGTAAACTCCAACATCACCAACAGATTTTCGCTCACTCGCGTTTCCATTATCTATTAACCCAGTAACTCCAAATTCCATTTGAGTTGCTGAGCCAATCGCGTTTGAACAATCTAAATCTCCAGCTCTGAATTTATCAGATTGATAATTCATTGGCAGATTTGGCAACGACAAATTCAAAGAATTGGTATCAGCATATAATATATTGCATGATAGCACGTATGTAATAATAATGTATGTTAGCCTCAATTTTTTATCTCACTTTATTTTAGAGCAAATTTTAGAAGTAATAGCAGTATACTTCACAGCACCTTTTAATATTTTAGAAACACTGCAAACATAAAATACTTTGTTTTTTTCTTTTTTCCTAAAATATAATTCAACTTTCTTTTCCTTTAAATACTCTATTCTTAGTATTTTACTATTCGACGCGAAAGGAATTTTATTCCAATATTCGTCAAAAGCTTGCAACTCATAATATTTCACATCAGCTCGCCTGTTAAATATTTGCATACTTGTAGAATAAACATTGTCTATATACGAAGGTTTGATTTCAAAGTATGTTGGCGTCATCTCATGCCCATGAACATGAGATGCATATAATATAAACGCCATAAAATAAGTTACAAATTTCATAATAATATTATTTTGCTATACACTCAGCAACTGCGATAGACGCATAATCACCCGCTGGAAATGCTTTGTTATATCCGTATAGCGCCTTAGACTCTACTTCGAACCAGGATGTTCCAGCAACAGTCAGATCAAATTCGGTCGTGTTATCATATTGTATTTTAGCTGTTTCGTAATTAGCCATAAGAACGTCTGAGACTTCAGACACAGTAACATCTCCAGTCCACGCGACTTGATCTGCTAAAACTGGGCTTGACGAAAATGAATTTGGATATGATATAACTGCTTTGTAGTAGTCAGGCGCTGCTACATCATATCTGATGACTGGCATAACACCTCCATCAACTCTATCTGTGCTTAATTCGTACGGTGTAGGACTGCCATACACGCCTTGGACGTCAGTAAAAATAGAGCATTTTGATTGAACTGTGCCAGTGATAGGGACGCTTTCAGCGCTTGCAACGCCACCAAAAGTTATTGTAGCTATAGCAAGTATATTTAATTGTTTTAACATGTAAAATTCTCCAGTTATTAGTTTTTATTAATTATCATACTGTAATCTAACCATGGATTTATGTAAAGAATCTTGAGCTAAGTTTCTCATCCCCGCTGCATTATCTGGAAGTTCGGTATCTTGAAGTGTGATTGTTTCTTCATATACTCCACCTGTAATTTTCACGTCATAGTAATTTTCAAAATTAGGAATCATTGATAAAGATACCATAATACTGTTTTGAATTGCAGGATCTACTAAAGCTGATATAGAAGCACCAGCGTTTAACAATTCTATTTCTTCATCTACTATTTCATCTTCTTCAGTTTTTGTTTCATCTTCTTCTAAGTCAGTTTCCTTGTTTAACGCAGCTTGAACTAGTTCGTCGTAATAAGGATCGTTTGCGTTTGCATCTTCTGGTAATAATCCGTTTTCTTTCAGCCAATCATAAAGAGCGTTTACGTATCCAGGGCAACTAGGATCAGATAACGGCACATAACAAGGGTCTAACCTATAAGAATATCTAACAACAGGATCACTTACATTACCATCGCCAATTGCATCTATAGAACCTTGGCCAAAATATTCCATCGGTATATTACCTAACGGAACTAATTTGCTAATTGTGCTCCCCGGTAAATTGGACCAATCATCAGTTTCTTTAAATATATATCCATCACCTAAAGCGTTTTCATTCTGAACACTTACTTCAAACCCAGCTGCTTGATCCTTTTCAACGGTATATTTATATACAACTCCATTAATTAAAAGACCTCCAGGCACAGGCAGGATGTTTTGCATATCCCAAGTTAAACTTTGTCCAGAAACTGCGTTATTTGTTACGCCGTATTCCGGTACAGTTTCAGAGTAGGAGTAGGAGTAGGAGACTAAGAACGCCGCCAGCGCCCCATAAAGTACTTTTTGTGTCATTACTAATATCCGATTTATTTTCGTTTCCTGGGACTTCATTTTGATTTGCTTTCCACATCGCTCTTGCTTGTGATCCAATCATTCCATCGTACGGGCAAGGTGTTCCGGCTTGCATCATTGCGTCAAAAACACGTTTGTCTTGGCACATCGTTGATACTGCAGCAACTTTCATTCCCATATCATACAACGTCTTAGCATTTTTTAGTTGCTCGCAGTTCATATCCCGAACAGTTTTACCAGCTGAAATACCGAGGATTTGTGTTTGAACCGCACCAGACACGCCAACTGTGCACAAATCCGAATTAGATGTATTAATAGATGGTGAAATCGCAGAAGGTGGTGGTGATTTCACTGTAGTGGTAGAATTTGAATTAGAATTTATGTTACTATCTGTAGTATTTTCAGTAATAATTGCATTCTGAGCTGCAGCTGAATAACTAAAAAGCAATGTTGTGATTATAATCGTTGTTAAAAGTTTTATCATAATTTTATAAATCCATTGTTGTTTTATACTATTTATAAAAAAAAGGAGGAACCGAAGCTCCTCCTTAATTTAAACGACGTAATGTCAGTTCTTGCGCCAGAGGCGATTAGTTTAGAAGTTAAAGCTTAGTTTAATAGTTGGAGAAAGCTCTTCTGAGTTAAGGTTATAAGATGCTCCGCCAGTAATATCTGCGCCACCAAAACCGTAAACATATTCAGCGCCTACATTTTGTAATGCGTCATCGCTATCACCGTTCAAATATCCTACAGCACCGAATGCATTAGCAACAAGTTCGTAACCAGCTGTTTCAGCATCTACGTCATATGTTAATGCACCACCAAGTGATGCAACACCAAGATCCACGCCGTTAACGCCAGCGCCAACAACGATGTTTTCTGAGTCTAGGTTATAATCACCGGCTGCAGTGATACCCATCCCTGCAAAGCTACCGAGGGAAAGTGAGCCTTGGACATTGCTAATATCTGTAATATCAGATGTGTAATCAGTAAAACCGATGGCAACAGATGCGACCCCCATAGTTACTTGAATTGATTCAGCCATTGCTGGAGCAGCAAGAGTTTGCTCACCTTCAGCGCCTGGCATTAAGCCATTGTCATCTCCGATTTGCATCGCAAGCGCGCCAACAGTTGTACCGACTGTCCAGTTGTCTAATACAACAGCGTTACCGTCAGATGTTGAAAAGTCAAGATCAACTGACGCCATGCCAGCCGCATTAATGCCTAAATCTACACCAGTAGTAGCGCCCCAGTCGCCAGCTGCTGTTTCAGCGAAACCAATTGAGAGTTCGCCTGATAGTGTTGGTCCTGTTGGGGCCGGTGTGCCTTCAGCGTATACCGCGTTAGCTAAAACAGTTGTGACTGCTGTTGTGATGAGTAAATTGCGCATCTTTATTCTTTCCTTTTGATTTTTAATACTTGTTGTGAATATACACGACTTTTCTGTTGCTAGGTAAGCCGCCAACCCCCTTTGTTAGGCTGCTAAGGCAGCGTAACCAGAAGGTGCAAAGTTATTGTTTGCGTTTAGTAGTTTTGATCTATGCGCGATCATCCGGTAAACTCCACTTTCATCTTCACACCTGTCGATCCTATTTCTGGCCCATCATAATGACATTTTTCCCCACAGTGAGTGCAATATAATTTTGTTGGCTGCCAGTCTTCCATAGTCGCAACTGACCACCACCCCTTACAATGAGTGCAAACTAAATGCCATATTATCTCTCTGCTTCGTTCCATAAATGTCCTTATGGTGGACCAGCTCGGTACTGCCCCGAGGTCCAGAATGTGTCCACGTTGCTTCAACGCTTACTAGTTATATATAACACGGAACAGGAGAATTGTCAACATATAAAAAAAGTATATTACAGTGTAACTTTTTTGTACCTATCAAGATGCTTCTCTAAACATCGTTTTTCTACCTTCTATACCTATTTGAGTGTCATATATATCTTTTAGCGCTATTTGCATTACACTGGCAAGCATTAATATCTCTTCATTGCTATCACACATCATAATAGCCTTATCAATCGGCCGCCTGAGTTCTATCATACGCAATTTTACTTTATCATCATCCATTCCATCTCTCCGCATCTTCTGGGGCGTTTATTTCTATTCCGTTAAACTCAGTTGGAAATACTCCAATGTCCCATCCGTTTTTAAGCCACCGTATTTGCTCTAAAGCTTCAACCCGTTCTTCCTTAGTATTGGTGAGACCGGGATACATTTCCAATGCCCATCGTTTATATCCATATATACCTAAGTGGTGATCACCATAACCAGTGATACCTCTTCCAAACCATAGACATTTATCAGCTGCTCTTACTAGCTTAACAGTATTAGGATCATTCTGCAACTCGGGTGGCATTATTGCGCACATAGTTGTTACGTTGTAGTTTTGCAAATGCCACTCAGTCTTTTCAATCATGTGTTGAGTTACATCAGGCATATCCCCCTGGACATTGATAAACTTATCATAGCTACTAAAGAAAGAGTTCTTGATAGCACCTGCGCATCGTGCTGTGCCATTTTCATATTCACCCTCTTCAATCCAACACTTGCTCGATCCAAATAAATTAAACACTCTCAGATCATCTGTAAGTACATATGTATCTAGACCTGACTTCTTGCACTCATCATATACTCGTTGTATCATGGGGACACCGCCAAGCAGAGTCAAAGGTTTACCTGGAAATCGCGTGCTTGCAAATCTAGCCGGTATCAGTATTGCCGTTTTAGTCATTGCTTTTTTACATCCATGTTATAGTGTTCGTGGTTCTCGGTATGATTATCTATTAAACGTTGTATAAACCAATACGGAAGCAAGGAAATTATTATCCAAACACTCCAGAATATTAAATTCCATAAAATTATATCAAACATTAGTTATCTCCAAAACCTTCTGAAGGGTTAGCATCATTTTCCACACCTTTTACAACGTTGATGCGCTTCGTTATTATCAGGTTCTAATGCTTTGCTAATCTTAACGATATCACGCACAACTTTTTCAAAGTCATCTAAGCGTAGCATATTAGGCCCATCGGATGGGGCGTTATCGGGATCCGGGTGCACCTCTAAGAAGAAGTCAGTAATACCCAAAGCAGCAGCAGAACGAGTGAGACCTGGCACGTAAGCACGATTCCCACCAGAACTTTTACCGCTTCCACCAGGTTTTTGGCACGAGTGTGTCGCATCAAATACGATCGGAACGCTAAAGTTATCAAGCATGTACTGAATGCCGTTAAAATCAACCACAAGGTTATTATATCCAAAACTAGTTCCCCTTTCAGTAATCCACACTTCTTTTGCTACGCTGGTCTTACTCAAGATACCACTAACATCCCACGGAGCAAGAAATTGACCCTTCTTAATATTAACAATTTTATCCGTCTCACAAGCAGCTTCTAGTAAATCTGTCTGACGACACAGAAATGCTGGGATTTGTAGTACATCTACAGCATCGTTAAATTGTCTTGTAATGCGATGTACTTGTGTCTTATCATGCACGTCAGTTAGCGTCTTTACATTTAGTGTTTCTTTAATAACCGAAAAATCGCGTAGTGTGGTTCCTATGCCAACGCCGCGCTGGCCTTCAATACTAGTGCGGTTAGCTTTATCATAGCTGGCTTTAAAAATATATTCAACACCATATTTTGCACAAGTATCAGCGCAATGTTTAGCAATATCTAATGACATTGATAAGTTTTCGTGTTGGCAAGGACCTGCAATAATTCTCATTTACTTTCCCTTAACTTCAGTGCCACTTGTGCGACGGACAATGTCATTATGATTAAATTCTGCCCAGTACAATTCAAAAGCAACGCCGTCTTCTAAACCTTCGAACTGATGAATCTTACCAGGCTTCACTTGTGTAAAGTCTCCTGCGTTAAGAATAGTTTCATCAACTAGGCCTTGGTCGTCTTGCCATACGCGCACAATCATTTGGCCCGATTCTACATAGAAACCATTCCATTTAAACTCGTGTGCATGTTCTGAACACTTGTATCCTGCATTAAATTCAATGCGGTGAAACTCTAATACACCATTTGCATGAATCAATTCAGTGCCACCCCAAATTTTACCAGCCTTTACACCCATGTTTTTCTCCTCAAAAATAAAAAAAAGGTTAACCATTGACCTTTGCGGGTTTATTACGGAACCACCCGATTACTAATTAATTTAAAGACATCTGAATGCGAACTTTTTGTCCTAAAACATACCGCTTAGTGGTTTCTTGCGTATAGGATGATCCGTTGTATTCATACCGAATAGTATAGCTATAAATCGTCGGTTCATTTACACGCACCGCCACGTTGTCACACTGCTCCTGAATACGATATCCTGTAACTTCCTGGACGCGCCTATTTGATGCTTGGTTTGCACCAAAGATTGCGCCTAATCCGGTCATAACATCTTTGCCGTTTCCGTTGCCAAACTGATTACCAACAGCAGCGCCTATGATACCACCGATGAGAGCATCCGCGCCTGAACCTTGAACAACACGTTCTCTGTATATGGGAACTTCAACGTTATAGCATTCTTTATCATATTGAGTTACGTAATTATTTTTATACATCGGATTAACTGATGTAATTGTAGCATAATTATTTTCTCCTGCAAAAGAAAGTGTTGGCAAGATTGAAATTGCGCAGACCGCAACAGTAGTTTTTATATTCATCATTGTGATTCTCCTTGTAATTTATATAATACACTGTAATATACTAAATGTCAATAAAAATTATTAGCATAATGATCAGCTCCAGCGATCGCAGCTAGAACATTTGGCTTTAGCTTTATATTTTTTTCATCAAGGCCAGTTACTCCTAGCACATAACCCGCTGCTTGTTGGGCTACACAGTTAGATCCATGAATTGGATTTGTATTAACATCAAGGTGTATTTCTACGTTAAACTCATCGATAAACGGAACTAACTGTGTGTATAATTCACAAGATTTCATTACCTCATTCATTAACCTTAGAGAAGGCCTGTTCTTTTTTACGTCGTAATCTTTTTCAATAGATTTTTGTTTAAACACTTTACAACCATGCTGGCCATTCATATGCACTACACAAACAGATGCGTATTTTGCGTACCAATCACCGTCTTTATTAAAACGAACAGAATCAGTTCCTATATATATTTGGGTGTTTTCGTCTAAAGAATATAATAAATTAACTAACTTTTCAATTTGGTTTTGATCAAACACTTTTCAATTTCCTGTTAGAAATATATGCGCCCTCAGGTTGTTTCATCGACTCCAGTAATTCATAAAACATAGGGGCGGACATTACAACAAAATCGTAGGAATCTTCAGTTGGATCAAATTGTCTAATATAGACTTCAGTTTCATCCATGAAGATTCCAATATCTTCGTATTGTCCTTCGTCGTCAAGTATTGTTATAATCGTTTCGTCGAAATCCATTTCATTAGTAAACACTAAGGTAAATTCCTTCGCTTCTTTTTTTGTTTTTCTAAAATTCTTCTAGTGCGTAATCTAGCACTTGCTTCTTGTTGTTCTTTTAATAAACAAAATTGTTTAACTATTTTTGTTTCTTTACGCCTAATGCGCGCGGTCACGGATTTTTTGATGCGGTCAGCTCGTGTTGGCTTATCAATTATTGTTCCAATTGGTTCAATATTAACGTCGATTTCTGTTCCTAGCATTGTTGTACCCTCTTTTAAAAAGTTTGATAAAAAATAAAGTTAAGTTTAATTCCTGTTTATTAATATATCCCTTCCGTGCGCACTCTGTTTACAGATTTATTTATTCTAATTGGACCCTTATTCATTATCCGATTGCTCGGCAGTCTATATCAGGTCTCACCCGCTGGAGGGTGTAGTGTTTGGTATGGGTGGTGGGATTCGAACCCACACTGTTAAGATTTTAAGTCTCCTGTCTCCTACCGTTGGACTACACCCACAAATGATATCATGATATTACTAATACCCCATTTAGGTTAATAAATGATATCATAGTATCATTTATTAACGTCTGTACTCATTCCAACATGATGACAAACTGGTGGGTCCTCCGAGACTCGAACTCGGAACCGTTCCGTTATGAGCGGAAAGCTCTAACCAATTGAGCTAAGGACCCATGTTGTTTGGAGCGGGTAAGGAGAATCGAACTCCTATCAACAGCTTGGAAGGCTACCGCATTACCACTATGCTATACCCGCAAAATACTTTATGGTGGTCCCTATAGGATTCGAACCTATGACCTGCACTTTAGAAGAGAGCTGCTCTATCCGGCTGAGCTAAGGAACCATCAAAAAATATTTACTATAATACTATATTAACATGCGTTGTTAAAAATGTCAATAGTTGTTTACAGAAATTGTGCTATTAGTGTTGTTATATTTGGTACCTGGCTGAGGAGTTGAACCTCACTGTAGTAATGGCATGACGCCTAGATGCCGGGCACTACATGCAGACCCGCGCCGGTATAATTATTTTTTTCTATTTGCGCCGCGACGCATATTACGCAGCCAATGAGCGCGTTCTTTTTTCTGCTTATTTGTTGTATTATTATAGATTTTATCTAATTCAGCAAGTGTCGCTCCGTCAGGAATACCGTAATTATTGTGTGTAGTAGGCGCAGCTTCTACATTTAAATATTCTTTAAAAGATTTCATAATAGGACTCCTTTAATAATATTTATAATTTAATTCCAATAACATATTATTAAGCAGTTTAAGGTCCTGCTTAGGACATCCTGGGCACCATTCATTTAATTATTTTAAGAGAGAAATGAAACTCTAAAACGTGTACGCGCTAACGGCTTACACAGCCGGGATATTTTTGGTCTCTCGGGCTGGAGTTGAACCAGCGTTCTCCTGGTCCCAAACCAGGCGGATTAACCAGACTTTCCTACCGAGAGGTTATCTTTGGAACCGTTATCGAGAATTGAACTCGAGTCTTCCTATATCCTACTAGTATACTTGCAATAGGTAGCACTACCACTGTGCTATAACGGTATAAAATTACGTGGCTCTAGGGCAAATTTATTAATAGTCCCTAGCGCCGACAGTCACTATGTGATCTGTACCTCATCGTCATTGGTACGAGCGCTGTCTTTTAAGACTACTTACTACTGCACCCCTTGAATCATCGTCACTTTCAGTACACTCGATCTTACTGGTGTTGCCGCTATAGCAGCTCACATGCGATCACCTTACCGGTAACTTTCTTTAGCTTCAAACACATTTGGAACATTTTTCTCTGGGGGGATCAATCCCCGCGAGTGTTCGGATGCAGCAGAAAATAGTCTTCTTTTTATCGTTTGCAAGTTACTTCATATACAGTTGCATAGTTAGCCGCTGCCGTTAAATAAAATTGCGCTTTTTTTTCATCCTTTGATTTCCAAGCCTTATCAGCTAAGTCAAGAAACAATCCAATCGCATCATACATCGGTTTGCAAAATTCTTTTGGGTATTGTCCTTCAGCAAAACTAGTTGTTGGTATAGCTATTGATATTGCTAGTATTGTTATTAGTTTTTTCATTTTAGT